GACATTGCGTCACCTCGTATAAAATATAATTAGAACTCTGAGCGCAGTTTAAATTTTAGCAAATCGTAAACAGTTTGAATTGAATTGTCACTGAATACAATTTCTATCTCGCCTTCGTACTCACCGGGTGGTCCGTCAAGAGCTTCGCTACCCCATGTAAACGATACCACTCCACCCTCACCGCTTGTAACAGTTCCAATGATGGTGGCCTTTAGTGTTGTCGATCCAACCTGCCTAAACTTCAAGCGAACAGTCGCGCCAGTAATATTGATTGCGTCGCCACTGCTATCGTCAGTCAACGTGCAAACCAAGGTGGGGCGTGTGTCGCCTTGCACCAATTTGATTTTATCTGCAGCCATTAGATTCTCCGTATCTTCACTTGCTTAACTGTACGAACGAAAGACTTCAACGCACGATCTCTGGCCACATTCAATCCAGCGCGGTACAAAGCATCTCTTGCTACGGCCAGCCTGTCGTTGTAATACGGCTTGTCCATAGATAACGCAAGACGTGAAATTGCTCCATGCCCAATAATGTCGGCATAGTCTTCGTAAATAAAATCATCTATGGAACTAGCGCTTCGTGTTGGCTTGCATGCAACGCGCAGTGTTACTGCATTAGCAATAGTCTCTTCTGGCACCGGATACAATGTGTATGTTCTTGGATCCTTTTGCGTTACTATTCTTGGGTCGCCACGCTCAGGCTCAACATCATTAATGACAGAACTAAACACCGATGGGTCAGTGATCTCGTCTGTGCCCTTTGGTATTAGCTTTCTATTCTTATACCAGCCAGTCAAAATCTTAACTACCACTCTATCTCGAGATGGCTCGAAGTCATAATCCTGAATGTTGCTAATGACCGTTATCGGGTCAAGCGTCTCTTGCAGAATCAAACTCTTTTCGCAAAAGTCAATAATCGTATTCTTGATTTCATGCAGCGCCATATTGACAGTACAACCCGGCACATGCGGCATTACATAGTCTAGGAAGTCGTCGTGACTTTTCATTATGTTAACTCCGATCTGAATAGTTGCCTCATCGCAGCAGCCCTACCCTCAGCAGAGTACTCATCGTCACGCATCTCCGCTCTAAAGACAACGTAGTAATTCAGCAAGCTTTGAAACTTCAGAGGGATTGGGATTTGATCTGTGGCAACGTAAATAGTGTCGGTGGCTTTGTATTGACCGAGACGGAAGTCTGGACGAACACGAAATACCTCTTGAATACCATCATTACAAAATGACATCAACTGAGTAGTTGTATAACGAATGCCATCCTGATCGTTGAGTGTTACTCGTGCATCATCTATTACACTCTGGAAAGTAGCCATCTAGTTCACCATTTAACTTTGTCGGCCCAGTAGGCAGCAGACAGTTTGCCTTTGGCGATATTCTTTGCGTGACGCGCCTTGAATGATTCCCTGCGATTGCGGTATGACTCAGACTCACCAGACTTTGCTGGACTACCTGACACACCCTGCTGCCCAAATCGAATCGTTTTGACTTGATCTCCGGACTTGGCAACCACTACATGAGACTTAGTAGGATGATCTGGTGTGCGCTTTGGCTTGTTGTACCCAGATACTCCGGCGCGTTCCAGTCTAGAATCTTTCTTCATTTCTTTTTTCTTCCTGCTGCCATATTGTCGATCAGGTTTGGATATGGACGACCAGCAGACTTAGCTCGTTTCTTTGCTACAGCTTTCTGTGCTGGAGTAAGAGGTTTGCTTTCCTTCTTGGGGTTGGGCTGATCCCACACTGGTTTCTTTTTCATTTCTTAAAACCTTTAAGTGTTTTCGCCAGACGAGCGCGCTGCCCCAACTTGCCGGGTGCTTTAGCTGCCTTCTCCAACTTTTTTGCAGGGATCGTCTCACCCTTTTTGATGCCCAGCGACTTGCGAAGAGAACCCGGCTTCTGTATCGCATCTTGAATCCAATTCTTTTTCTTTGCCATTATGATCCTCGCTCATTGACAGGGAACAGAATATTAAGATCTGGCTCATCGTCTAGATCTTGGAAGATTTCCATAGGCCATATGCCAGTGTCATTTTCACCTTCGAACTTCACAAGAACTTTGTACCCGCGAGGAACCCAGCAGAACTTAACGGCACTGCCATTTGATCCCCAAGCATAACCATCGAAAGCACCTATTGATCCACACCACTTTTGTTTGTCGGTTATGACAGTCGCGCCACCTACATTGTTCTCAAAATACTTTGCGTGAGCATGCTTCTCTTTAGTCTCATGCGCTATTGCAAAACTTGAAACAAATAATACAACAGAAAGTAAAAGGCGACGCATAATGAATCTCCCGTAACCGGAGAGCAGCAAGCGCCGCCCTCATTAAATTATTCTTGAGCGCCAGACTTCTTGCCCTTACTAAGAACTAACTTTGCCATTTCAGCAACAGATGGTTCTTGACTTTCTTGTTCTTGTGCTAATGACTCAAGCTTGATTTCGTCTGGAGTTTGTTTCACAGACTGCTTGGATCCATCAGCTCTGGTCGGATGTTTCCACTCAACCATATCGGATCGCTTAGCTAGGTTCTCGTCCCAAGCATATATTTGACCTGAGGTCGTTTGCTTTAAAAGACGAAACTTACTTCTACGTTGAGTAGCAGGAGTAGATTGAACAGTACGAGTAGACATAAATCCTCTATATAAAAAAATGGGAAGAGGCTCCCGTGTAAGAGCCCCCTCCACGCCCCGTTAATTACGGAGTAACAGCAGCTTTGGATACATACAGATCAACCAGAGCCTCAGGCTTAACAACGCTGTAGCCATAAACATTCAAGCCACGAACGATGTTGCCGAAGGTTGTTGTTGAACGCAGAGTTTCCACGTTGGTGATTTGTGAAGCAAAAGAGATTGCATCACGAGTACCAGCGAGAACGTGCCATGCATCAACGTCATCTGCAACAACATTCAAGTTGTTAGTTGTGTACATAGTGAAACGGTCAACCATACCAATCTTACCGTTACGCAATGGCGAAGTATCGTCACCAGTCAAGTAAGCTTGCTTCAAGTCACTGTTCTTCAACAGAGGAGCCATCCACGAAGGGATAACCATCCAGCGACCATCTTCAGGTACGTTCTGCTCGTCGAGAACCAGACCGCAGTCAAGGATCTTCTCGAGTACGTTTGTCGTAGTGATTTGGATAGGAGCACCAGTAGTACCCAGATCAATGTCACCAGAGATAGCACCAGCGTTTGCGCCCTTGTTAGCGGCAGCAGCGTCGGCAGCTACGTTGTTCAGAACGTCATTGTCGATTGCGATCTTCATCTGCTCAGAAGCGTCGTTCGAGAAGATGTCCATCAGTTTCACGTCTGCTTGAACTTCATCAACATCGTCCACAACAACAGCGAAGTACTTACCCTTGTCGATAGTCAGATCGATAGGATCGGAATCTGGCACCTCAGTGGTCAGTGTTTGACCTTTGCTGTAGCTACGGATTGTGATTGTTGGGATTGAACGGATATGAACGGTATCGCCCATAGCCTTGATCTCGCCTTCCCAATCGTTGTTGGTGATTTCAGCCAGAACGGTTGATTTGTAAAACTTTACTTGTAACTTGCCACTCCAGATTTCTGGAATAAACGCAGCACCAGTAGGATTTGCGTTGTAGCTATATTGTGGATAACCACTCGAGACAGGTACAGCCATTTTATATTCTCCTTAAATTTTGATGGCCGCACCACAGAGGTTAACGAACACGTCCCTCTATAGATGCGGCATGTATTTCAGCTTCCATTGCCACCATATCTTTAGATGATATACGTCCAGATCTGCAAGCCGCATAGAAATCAGCAATCTCCTTGCGCGTAAAGTAACGCTTAGAAGCAGGAGCTTGATTCGTATTGCGACTGTCAGGTACTTGATGCTTCTCTCTATTGACAGGTGCTGGAGTATTTGTATTACCAGCTTGCATGGATTCAAACTTAGTGAAGAACCTTGCAACCCGTTCGGCATCACGCTCTTGCTCAGCCATCTCAAGGAGGTCTTGGCGAGTGCGTCCAGT